CTGCGTCAGCGTCTGCGCGATCGTTGCGTCGGTCTGTCCGAACTCGGCGCGCAGCTCGGGCCCGGCTTTCAGCACCGCCTGAAACACGCGGTCGCTGGTCAGCTTGCCCTGCTCGCCGAGCGTTTTTAGCTGTCCGATGCCCACGCCGAACTCGTCGGCCAGCACCTTGGCCAGCCTGGTGTTGCCCTCCAGGACCGACAGCAGCTCCTGGCCACGCAATGCGCCGGCGCCGAGTCCCTGGGCGAATTGAACCACGGATCCGGCGGCCTCCTGGGCAGTCGCGCCGCTGATTTGCAGGGTCTGGTTGACCGCTTCGGTGAATTGCAGAATTTCGCGCTGGCTTGCGCCCAGCTCGCCGACTGCGCGCGCCGATCGCGCGTACAGCTCGACGGTGCCTTCGAGACTCGACCGCGTGTTGTTCGCCAGCGCCAGGAGTTCCGTCTGCACGACGTTGAACTCGCCGACGCTGTCCGTCACCAGCTTGATGCGGTTTTGCAGGTTGCCGTATGTCGTGGCCGCCTGGGCTATCTCGCGTATTGCTACCAGGCCGACCAGGGCGCGAAACGCCTGGCCGAGCGCCTGCGTCGAGGATTGCGTTCGCTTTTCCTGTTTCTCGACGCCTTCGAGGTTGTCCTCCAGCTGCACAAGCGAGCGATTGCCGTCGCCGGTGTCGACAATTATGCGAATGACGCGGTCAGCCATTTGCCTTTTCCTCCTCGAAAGTTGCCGCGCCGGCGAGTTCGTCGTCGAGCGCCCACACGACCCGCTTCAGCTCGTCGACGTTGATACCGTGAAAGCGCGCGTACTGCGCGATTTTTGTCCACGGTATGCGCTGCGATCGCGGCTTGCCGTTGTAGTAAAGCGCCGGCGGCCGGTCGTGTTGCAGGTCAGAATAAGCGAGCCAAAACAGATACGCGGCCGGGATTATAGCAGGCGGGTTTTTGACGTCCTCCGGTGGCTCCAGGCCCCGCTCGCGGTAGTTCGCCGCGATCAGGTCCTCGTCGCCAGCTATGCCGCGGATTTTGTGCCGGATGACGTCTCGGAGTTTCCCAGGCTGGCCGAGACGACCGAAGCCCTGAATGTTTCCCAGCGATACGCTGCGATTTTGACCTGCTCGAATAGTTTCGGCAGGTCTCGGAACACCTTTTCGCAGTTTTTCGGCGTGAACTTCAGCGGCTTGCCGCTGCGATCGGTGACACCTTTCCAGGCTGTCACGACTGCCGCGGCGAATAGTTTGCGCTCCAGTTCTGGATCGCGCAGCGCGCTGGCTACCGACTTTTCGACAGCTGCCGAGCCGCCGCCGTTCGTTTTCCCGACAATGCCCAGCGCCTCGTCGGTCATGGCCTTGCGTAGTGCCGGGTTCAGGTCCGGCGATGCCGAGCGCACGCAAACGCTGCACACCGCCTGTCCCTGGAACACTATTTCGAGCCACCGGCCCTCCTCGATCGCCTTCGCGTCAGTCTCGAACGCCTCGTAAATGTTCATGCTTTTGCCCTCACAGCATTGCGCCGGCCCTGTCTACCGGCTGAAGAAAAACCGCTGCACGCTGATCGTGTAGCCGTAGTCAGGCGACAGGATGGCCTGGTACGTGGCGTTGATAGTAACAGACTGATTTTTGCCCGGTACGTCAGGAGCGCCGCCGCTGAACTTTATACGCGGCATGTCGAACAGCATCGCCTGGCCGCTGTTGTCGACTACCGACAGGTCTACCGAGGTTTCGGCGTTGGTGTTGATCTGCTCGAGGATGTCTTTGTTGTCGAAATAGGTGCGCAGCGTGCCGGTCACGCCGACTTCGCCGGCGCCGATGTTGGCAGCGCCAAAGACACCAACGGCCGGATCCCGGCGCAGGTTGTTGGTCAGCTCTATGCTGGCCTCCAGCACGAAATTGACGCCCAGCGCGTCGATCGCGTCGACACCTCGACCTAATCGGCCGACGTTGTTGCTGGTGTTGTAGACGTCGTTCGTCGGTGCTGCGACGTCGACCGGCGCGAACTCGTAAAGCGCCGGCGGCGTGGTGCCGATATGCGCGCTGCCGCCCTCGTCCTGGACCGCGCTGTTGAAGCCGAAAAAGGTCACGGCCCCGGTGGCGATCGCCTGCGGTTGCAGGTTCAGGCTGAAATTATTCAGCGCCATGCCGGTGAACAGCTCGCGCAGGACCGGGCTCTGGTCCTCGAAGCGCCGCTCCACCGCGAACTGGTGCGCAGACACCGCGCCGGTGCCGTTCTCGACCGTGTCGCCGTAATACAGCTCGACGCGTTCGGTCGTTGCTGGGTCGGCAGCCATGCCGGTTTGCGCGTCGAACGTGATCGTCCTGGCCACCGTGTCGATCGCTTTAATGCGCGCCCATACGTTGTTGGCTGCGGTCGCCCAGCCGGACATTTTCAGCCACTCGCCTGCGGCCAGTGTCACGCCGGTGTCGCGCGCGTTGTCGAACAGCGAGTTCATGGCCGCGCCGAAACTCATTACGATTTCGCCGCCGCCTGGTGCTGCCATAGTGATGTCAGCGTTTGCGGTCGCCCGCATACCGACGATACCCCAGCGGGACAGGGCGCCAGGTGTGAAGCTGGCCGCCAGCGCGTTGGTGTTTGCGGTGAACGGTGTCGCGGTGATCGTGTCCGTGGCCACGCTCGCGACCTCGTACACGCCGCCGCCCTCGTTGCCGACGGAAAGGTCGGTCAGCCTGGACAGGTGTCCGGCCAGGTAGCGCGCGCCGTCGCCGGCGTCGACTGTAACGGTGCCAGCTCCGAACGACGCGATACCGCCAGCGCCGGCGCCCTCCTGGAACGCGCTCTGCGTGTAGAACGCCATAAGCGCGGATTCTATGAGCAAATCGAACGCGCGGAACGACAGCTCGAAGTTCGTATCCCCGCCGGCCTCGCCGCCGACCAGGATTAGGTCGGACGTCTGTCGGTCGCTTCGGATTTCCTCGGAAACAACGGTGGTGGGTGTGAAAGCAAGGCCAGGCGCGCCGGTGTAGCGCAGGGCCTGTAGGTTTCGCGCGGTGCCAAGTAGCGGCGCGTTGCGAGTAGAGTCGCGAGCAATTCGGACGCCTACGCGGTTTGTGTCGGACATGAGACGGTTCTCCTGTTAGTTCGGCTTGGGCCTCACGCCGTCCGGGTTAAATCATAGCGCGCCTGCGCCGTGCAGTTTACCTGATTCCAGCCTTCGACAAGCCCCAGCTCGTCGATCGCAGGGTCGAAAATTGAAAAGCCGGCGACGTTCAGCTGCTCCAGGAAACCGATCACGATTTCCGTCAGCGCGTTGCGCCGGCTTGCTGGCTGTCCCTTTCGCACGTAAACCACGGCAGAGACTATACCGAAACGTCGCACGAACTGCGACGGCCCGCCAGTTATTGCGGCCAGCGTTCCGGTGTTGTGCTGGAAACCGAAGCGGACAAACGCCGGCACGGTTGTCGTGTCGAACGGCTCGGTATCCCAGGCGATGATGCTGCGCGACTCGCCGGCAGACTCGAACCAGGCAAGAAACGCGGCGTTCAGCGCGTCGTGTTGTGTTTCTGGTGTCTTTGTCGCTGGCATTACGGGATCACCTCACGGCCGCCGCTGATTTGCGTCGCCGCCTGGATCGCCTTTTCGACAAAATTCGGCGGCGCGATTGTCGAGTGTCCAGCGTTCAGCACGCCGATGTACGGCACGTTGTTGAAAATGTAGAGTTTTCCCTGCGCTACGTCGAACTTCGCGATCACCGGCGCGGCCTTGCTGATCGCCTCGTTGCGGGATGATCCTTCGCCGCCGCCGGCGCCTGGTTCTCCGACAATGGTCGAATCGAAGCCGGTCGTCGATACGTTCCAATTCCTGCGCGCGTGCCCGCCGACGTAGCCGGCAGGAGCGCGCTCCGGGTACTGCCAGCGCGTCGGGTTGCCGACCGGCGTGCCGGTGATTACGTTGCGCAAAGCCGCGAACGCCGTCTCCTGGGTCAGCTCGTCGACCGACAGCCGCACGGCGTCGATCGTTTCCCTGGCGCTGAACGGTTTCCTAGCCACTCGCGCGCACCTGCGCCGTGAAAATAAACGTCGAGTTTCCCGGCTTGGTCTCGCCGATCGCGACAATGTTCAGGCGCTTGGCGCCGTCCTGGATCGCCCAGGCCGTTGTCGGGATCGCCGTCAGGTCTCGGGTCGCCACTTTCGCAATCTGATCGCCGACCTGGACCGCTGTCCCTGGGACCAGCTCACGCGCTGCCGGCGTGAATACTGCGCTGGCTAAAATGGCCGTGCCGTCACCTGTTGTGCCTTTCCACGGCTGATTAGCGTCGATGGTGTTCCCTGGTGGCAGCAAGGAAACGACACGGCCATATTCTGCGATCAGGTCGACCGCGACGCCCTGCAGCTCGATTTCGTCGGCCAGGCTCACGCGCGGATTACTCGGCTTTGCGTTGCGGTGACGTAGTCAGACAGCAGCGCCTCGGCGAGCGGATAGCGTCGCCGGCGTGCTACCGAACCGCCGCGGCCGAACTTTTCGGATTTCATTACCGCGCCCTCGACGCGCACGGTCTTTTCGGTGACGGTCTGCGCCTGGCTGTCGTTGGCGCCGTAGAAGTTGCCGTCGCCGCTTTGCAGGTAGGCGAGCGCGAACTCGGCGTTGGCCTGGCCGATCACGGCCGGGATCGCGGACGACGCCAGCAGCTCGCCGGTCCTCGGGCTGTAGACGTTGTCGCGTGGCCACAGCAGGCCCTGGGTCGCGGCTGTTGCTGCGGCGATGTCGCCGACATAGCGCGAGCCGTACACCTGATCCATATACCTGGCGCCGGCAATCAGCGCAGTTTGTCGCTGGCCAAGGCTGAACGCTTTCCACGCGGCGTTGCGGCCGGTGTCCTCGAAATTCTCGTCAGCGTTCACGATCGCGATGTAGCTTGTGGCGTTCGTGATGCCGCTGCCGTCCTCGACTAAAAACCCGTGCGCCATGGTCTACCCCTTGTTGATGTCCTGGTCGACGTAGAACAGGCCGCCCTTCAGCAGCGTGGCCTTTTCGCCGGACGCGTCGATTGCCTGCAAGTCGTAAAAGTACCCGTCCTCGGTCGGCACGTATGCCTCCGACGCGGTCTGCCTGGCGCCCTGCGTCGCGCCTGCCGGCTGGAACGATAGCCGGCCGTTCGTTGCCGGCGCGACGATCGTGCCGGGCATGCGAAATTGCTCGTTCGTGGCGGTGGCCGGGTTTTCCTCGGTGTTCGTCACCAGCTCGATCGCGGTAAACCCGGTCAGGTCGAGCGCCACGCCGTCGCGTGACAGCACCAGCGTGAACGGTGCGGTATCGCCGCGCGTGTATCGGATTGTTGGACCTTTCGCAGCCATCAGCAGTCGACCTCCCCGGCGAACTCGTCCTCGAGGTCGGCCGTCGTTTCGGTTTCAATGGTGCCGGCAAGTTCGCCAGCTTCCAATTGTGCGGCCACTTCGGCCTGTAGTGTTGCCGCTATGTCGAGCGGATCCAGCGTTGCGATCGCTTCAGACTCCAGCGCGAAGTCGATTTCGTCCAGGTTGATGCGGACGAACGTCGACGAACCGCCACCGGCCTGCGCTTTCAGGAACTGCGGAAACAGTGACGGCGTCGCCATTATGGTTTGCCCTTCGGTTTTTTGACTCTAATCCCGCGCGACTCGGCCTCGGCTACCAGCTCGTCGAGTTTCGCGACCATGCTCTGCCGCTCCTGGGCCCTGCGCGCCTGCGCGTCCTTCCATGCGGTATTGTCTCGCAACGACGACACCAGTCGCTTCGCCTCGCCGATCGCTATGTCGAGGTCGTCGTCTGCCAGGTTCGCCGGAACAATGGCCAGCAGCCTGCGCTTTTGATTTGGTGTCATGGTGCTACCGTCCTTTGCCGACCGTCTACGCTCAGGTTCAGCGTGCGGATAATGTTCACGCCCTCCTCGTCGTATATGTCGACGGTCAGGTCGTCCAGGGAAACGATCGCCTGGCCTATGTTGGATTGTGCGGCGGCTCGCAAAATTTTGCTATTCAGCAGGCCGTCACGGTCGACCGAAACGGCGGCAATAATTCCGGCTGTCGTCACGAAGTCGCCCGATCCTTTGACGCTAATAGTGCCTCCGGTGTTGCTAGGGTCGTCTAAAATAAGCCGGCCAGGGTCCAGGTCGACGGATGCCGTAGCGCCGGCTGCCAGGCCGCGAATCTCGATGCCGCCCGAATAGTTGCGCATTACAAGGGTCGAATTCACGCCCATGACAATGATCGGAGCCGCCGATCCTGCGACCTCCGAGTAGCAGGAATCCAGAACGACGTCGGCGCCGTCCTGGATCGCTATCGTGCCGTCAACGCCGCAATTTGACAGCGTGCCGTTCAGGTCGACGGTGTTCAGCAGCGTGGTCGCCGCCCTGGCTGTCAGGTTGCCGTTTAGGTCGCCGGTCACGGTCAGCTGCTCGACGACCAGGCCGTCGGTCAATGCGTTGGCCGCGACGTTCAGCGTGGCCAGGATATTCGAGCTGCCGAGGATGTCGTAGTCGCTCAAATCATCGGTGCCACCGACAGCAATAGAGCCGCGCAGGAACAGCCGCTGCGGCAGACGGCGCAGCGCGATGATCGCCTGCGCGTCGGCCAGGTTATTCACCGGCGTGCCTGGCGTGCCGATCGGGAACGAGGTCCCGGCGACGCCTGTCAACGTGTTGATCCAGACGCGCGCGTCTGTGAACGACTGGTCCTCGACCTCCTTGCTGAACGTCAGGCCGGCCGAATTATT